GCCAGCATTGACTGTGGCTCGCCTATTCTTACTTGAATCTAATCCGGCACTAGCTAAAAGAGCATCAACAACTTGGTCACAACATGTTGTTTTGCCCTGAGAGCTCTTACCATAAAATTCAATCGCAAAAGGAGCAGGACGAATACCACTACTAATTTGATGCAACACAAATTCCCCTCTGATAGCTACTAAACGTTGAAATTTACGATTGATCATATTATGCTCAAATGTATTTGGTTTCAATGTCTGTAATATTTTCTGAAAGGATAATTCAGTGTCTCGCATCAAGTGATCAAGTTCATGCGGTTCTCGTCCCTCAATAGATCTCAAATTACCACATCGTTCAAGAGCCCACCACTCTTCAACTTTGTTAAATTTCTCATCCAATGTGCGCATTGCAGATTCTCCTGTAAATAACGGCAGAAATGACTTATCGCGAAAGCATAAATAAATACTTTCACAAAATGTACTTGCTGTTTCTACAATGGCATCAACAATATCAACACAATTGGTATGTCTGTCCAATAATCTTGGTTCCCATACAGTAAAAGTATCAATTTTAAATGTTACGGCACTAGCCTTACATAATCCAACTGATACTAAAATACCTAATAATGATGAAAAACGACGGAAGAAACCATTAGTAATGGCAATCTTCCAATTCGTCTTAATATCTCGTAATAAATCCAACCATTGATCAGATTGAGGTGATGTTTGTCCCAAATGTGGTTCAATTCTACACCCAAAAGATTCAGATAAATGATCAAAAACACTCAAAATAACAGAGCCAGACAAATGTGATTGCAAATATTGAAATACACTTGACATAACCCCCACCATATTGGATGAATTCAACATACTAACGCTGACAGCAAGTAAGGATTCAATTTCTCTAACTATAGAATCGACATTATATCCTCCAAACTTATCTTTCAAATCGTTAGCCAACGATGTAAAACGTTCAAATTGATCAAGAGATTCTTCTCCTAAATGAGCATCAAGCTTATACTTTTTCTTGTAAGTAGCCTTCTTCTCGTACCAATTATCACGTTGTGGTCCTCCACAACCCTCCACGTTAGTCCTCCTCGATAATTGCTGGGGCTTCCTTTGCCCAGCACTCTTCTTTGTTTTGGTCATATTCGACCGATTGTTAAATTTCTTTGATGATTTTAATTCACTGCTCATTGTTAATATAATAATCAATGAGCCAAGTGAACCAAAATCTAAAAATTTTAGATTTGATTGGTTCAACTAGCGACCCGTATTGTACTACTCCCGAAGGATTTCCCAACTATGTCTAAGAGCAAGCTCTTTCAAAACAACTAGCATACGAGTCTGTGGCTCCCCGTGACAATAAATTGTCCCGGGCCGATTGTGGGCCATACTTTATGGTGGTATAGCGCACCGTAAATAGTTATTGCAAAGTTCTGGTACTACCATATAAATTGCAAGCTTTGTTTTACCAGTAATAGTCCTACAAAGGATCTAATACGTCTGGGGGTGGTTAATTACCATCATAGATCTACC